CGTCTTCTACCGCACCTTCCTTTCGGTTCAGGAGGTCTTGTCCCGCGTGGTCTCGGATGGATGGGATGAGAGTTGGGCGGAGTACATCTGCTCCAAGTATCGCGGCGTAAACACCTACAACCTTGAGAGTGTTTATGGCACCCGTGGGCTTTCCTACACCCGCTATCGCCAGCAGTACAACGCCAATGAGCTTGTGGAGGTAGTCTACGGCTTCCAACGCCTCATTGACTCCGAGGATGGCTCTGAAGGCATCTACTGCACCGTCTTCCATCCCAAGTTCTCTGGAACTGGAGACGTAAAGGGCTACGCCAAGTTTGAGCTTCTGAACGGCTACAACGACTATCCGTTCGTGGTCACCCGCCTGAGCAACGACTCCAAGCGGATGTACGAGCTTCAGACGTTCTCCGACCTTCTGCGCGGCCCTCAGGATCAGGTGAAGGCTGAGCGTGACAGCCGTACCGACCGTAACAGCCTAGCCACCCTCCCCCCGATTCTTCATCCTCCGGGCAATGCCCCCTCGGACTATGGTCCGGGCAGGTACATCCCGATTCGGCGTGCTGGAGAAATCAGCTTTGGGCCTACCCCTCCGTACAATCCGGGCTCCGTGGAGATGGAGCGGACCATGATTGCGGCTGCTGACAAGATTGTTGGTCTGGCTGTGGACGACCCTCTCAGCCAAGTCCGCCAGCAGTACTTCGTAAACAAGTTCCTCTCCCATGCTCAGGATGTCATCAAGATGGCATTCAAGTGCTACCAGAGGTTCGGCCCCGATCAGGTGTTCTTCCGCGTCACTGGCGTGGCTGATCCCATGCGCTTTGACAAGGGCAACCCTGACGAGGACTTCGACATCAAGATTAGCTTTGATGTGCTGAACAACGATCCTGACACGCAGGAAGCCCGCCTTGGTCAGTTTGTCAGCCTTCTCCAGTTGGACAAGAATGGCCGCATCAATGCGGACAGCCTCCTTGAGTCAATGGCTGCGGCGATTGACCCCATCATGGCCGACGCCATCCTCCAGCCTGCGGAGCAAGCCTCCCAGCAGGTGGTCAAGATGGTCACGGAAGACCTCTCCAAGATTTACGCTGGCATTGAGGTTGGGGCTCGTCCTAATGGTGCCCAGATTGCCCTACAGGTTGTCCAGCAGTATGCCCAACAGCCTGATGTCATGCAGCGTCTCCAGCAGGATGAATCGTTCAGGGCTCGTCTGGAGAAGTATGTTGGTCAGTACCAGTTTGCTCTCCAGCAGATGCAGAACGCTCAGATTGGTAAGATTGGTACTGCCCCCGCTCAGATGGGTCAGATGAACACCCAGAATCTACAGCAGTAACTAACTCAAAACACGAGCCAAGTCACTGTGGCTCATGCAAAGAGCTTGTTCGTTGCTGATTCTTTTAACTCTAAATCCCCTTACTTCAGTAAGGAATTTATCCCTTCGTTTATCGTAACAAATCTGACTTTGGGTGTTGTGGTATCCACCATCAACCTCAAGGCATAGTTTCTTACGCCTTTTGAGATAAAAATCTACGATGTAGTGGGTTGTTTGATTAAAGAATCCTTTTTGGAAACAAAACTCTTCACCCATTTGTTCCAAAAGCTGTTTGATGTAAAGTTCCGCTTTTGTTGGTCTTAAAACCAAGTCATTCCTCCTGATGGACAACAAGCTTTGGTTTTTAGGGTCTGTGTTTAATTTCATGCTTCAGGTAACGGGGGAGTGTGAGGGGGATTTTGAAAAGGTGTCGAGCCTAAAGTCTTGACACGTCTAAGCTATTAGCAAATCTAATCATCATTATGAACCTGTTTAATCGCAAGCATCCCCTTGAAGAGCAGATTGGGTTTCTGTCGGACAGGGAGCAGTTCTTGGACTTTCTGGATTGGGTGGCTGCGGGACGTGAAGCCGCCATTGGTCAACTCCAGCGTGCCCCAGAAGGCCGTTTGCGTGAGATTAGCGGCAAGATTCAGGTCTATGACGAGATACTCTCCATGTGCGGCTACCAAGGGCTTCTAATGAAGCGGGCGGTGCGTATGGCGCAAGGCCTGCCTTCTTAGCCTGACAGGGTGTATACTGCGGGCTTCGCAATGCCCGTGGCGTAAAGACGGCACCCATAATGTCAAACGAAGTCCAAACGGCTAGCGCAGGAGCCGACCAAAATCCTGTGGTTAAAAACATATCAAATAGCGAACTCATCGCTAGGCGATATAAGGCCATGTCTGAGGCTATGAAGGCGAAAAATCCGCCCCAAGAGCCAAAGGAACAGCCTGTTGCTCAAAACGAGCCAGAGGAGCCGAAGGAGGAGGCGAAGCAAGAAGAGCCCTCGCCAAGTCCCGAAGCCGCTCAGCCCGTGGAAGAGCAGAAGGTTCTTTCAAAGGACGTTGATCTGGAAACTATGAGCGAGGCAGAGCTTAAAGAGCTTGCCCAGAAGCTCGGCAGCAAGGCTGTAGCCCGATTCGGGGAGCTTACGGCCAAGCGCAAAGCTGCCGAAGAGCAACTGGCCGCACTTCAAGCTGAGCTAAGCAAGCGTGGTTCAAACCAGTTGGAGGCCAAGGTGAAGGACAACCCTTACGCCAATGTTGACAAGCCTGAAGAGCTTCAAGCTAAGTTTCAGGAAGTCACTGAGGTCATCGACTGGGCCGACGATTTGCTCGAAAAGGGCGAAGACCTAGGTGCTGATGATGTTCTGACAAACGTCAACGGCAAGGACTACACGAAGCGTGAAATCAAGGAGGCCCTGAGAAAGGCCCGTAAGGCCAAGGATGTCTACTTGCCCGATCAGGACAAGCAGATCAAATTGGCGAACGAGCGGGTTCAGTTTAAGCAAGCCCTCATTGACAGGGCTAAAACTGAGCTTCCTTGGCTCCAAGGAGAGGACAATGATGTCCGCAAGCAGTATGAGGCGATGCTTAGCGATGAGCGTCTCAAGAACATCGAAAAGATGCTTCCTGATGTTGCTCCGCAGCTTCCCTACCTGCTGGCCCATGCAGCGAATAGCCTGTATGCCCGTCGTCCCGTAGATAGCAAACCTACGTCACGACTCTCCCCGCCGTCTCCCGTGGTTAGCCAGTCAGCCGACTCCAATAAGCCCGAGACCCGTCAGTCGAAGGCCCTGAATGACCTTTCGTCCCGCTTCTCAAAGAGCGGGTCTTACAAGGACTTCAAAGCAATCCGTGCTCTTCAACATTCTAAAATCTAACTACAATGGCTTTTTCCAATACCTACAATGTCACGAACCCCGGTTCTGGCGTTTCCAACCGTGAAGACCTCACGGACGTTCTGACCATTCTGGCTCCCGAGGAGACCCCGGTCCTCTCGCTCGCCAACAAGAGCAAGGCCACCGCCACCTTCAATGAGTGGACTGTGGACGTGCTGGCTACCCCGTCCTCGACGGGTATTCAGGAAGGTGCGGACATCTCCAGCTACACTGACAAGTTCGCTGGCCGCGCTCGTCTGGGCAACTACATCCAACTGTTCCGCCGTGACTTCATGGTGAGCCAGCTCCAGCAGGCTGTTGAGTCGGTTGGACCGGCTCGTATTGCCGAGGCTGAGGCGAAGGCGATCCGCGAAACCAAGCGTGACATGGAAAAGACGCTGTGCGGCGATCAGGATCGTTCTGTTGAGGACGGTGCTTCGACCCGCTACGTCACCCGTGGCCTTGGCAACTGGCTCCAGAGCGCGGCTCCTGCCGACGTTCCGTCGAACTTCCGCACCCCGGCTGCTTCGATCCATGCGTCTGGCACCCTGACGGAGAATGCCTTCAACGGCCTCATCGCCTCCATCTTCACCCAGACGGGTACGGTGGATGCCCTGTCGCTCGTCGCTGGCACGACCCTGCGCCGCACCGTGTCGGGCTTCGCTCGTTCGGACAACAACACCAACGAGAACGTCTATCACGTCAACCAGATGGCGACGGACAAGGAGATCACCCTCTCGGTGAACACCTATGATTCCGACTTCGGCATCATCACGGTCATCAACGGCAACCCCGCCTGCTTGCCTGACTCGTCCCGTGGCTACATCCTCAACCCGAATTATGTCGGTGTTGCGGAACTGATGAGCCTCGGTTCGACCCGCGTGCCCGATCAGGGTGGTGGTCAGCGTGGCTTCGTGGACGGCGCGATTGCGCTTCAGGTCTTCAGCCCCCTTGCCCACGGCAAGATCACGGTTGTTTCCTGATTAGCCTAATCCCCTAACAAGAGCCCGTGTGGTACAATGCCGCACGGGCTTTTTTATGCAAATCATCACGGCACTCCCTAGGTATTCGGACGGTGAGATCGACCGAGCTTTGATTCGGGAAATCACGACCGGCATCAAGCTGAAACAGGCTTGGGAGGGAGAGCGTGAGAAGATTTGCGCCCAGCACGCCGAGAAGATTAAGGACAACCAGAAGTTTGGGTTCAAGAACCTCCGTTGTCTGGCTGTTACCCCCGGCTTTGAGTGGTTCAATATGCGCCGCAAGTATGGGCATGAGGCCATGCACGACAAGGGCTTCATCAAGGACTACCAGAAGCGTTTCCCGCATCTCGCTCCCAATAAAATCTGATGCAAGAAATCACTTACAGTGACGTGTTCAATCAGGTGAAGGCTTTGGCCGGTGTCACCGATTTCACGACTCAGGAGCAGGTTCTGATCACGACCTTGGTCAATCGTCGTGCTAAGCTGGCCTACGAGGCTTCGGACTTCTGGCCTAGGTGGTTGGTGGTTGGTGAGTCCCGTAATTACAAGACTACTACGGTGAATGCCACAGCCATTGTGGCTGGCTACACCTACACCATTTTGACGGTTGGTTCAACCAACTGGGTGAGCATTGGCGCGGCCTCCAACACCATTGGGGTGGTTTTCGTGGCTACGGGGACTGGTACGGGTAGTGGCACGGCTACGCTCAACAGCAACATCATTCCCTACACTCAGGCCGGTCTGGACACCATCGATACCTATCTCCGTATCCACAAGAGCTACCAGCCCTTCTACCAGTATTCCTCGGTGGAAGTGGAGTATTACGTTGATAGTCAGGGGGCTCATGTGGTTGGGGATACGGCTCCCACAACCTCAACCTTCGTCACCTACAAGAAGGAGTGGAATGGACCCTATACGACGGCTTCGACGAACATCCCTGAAGAGTGGAAGGAGTACTTGGGGCATGGAACCTATGCCGACTTCCTCCGACTTGACGCCCAGAACGAGAAGGCGCTTGTTGAAGAAAAGGTGGCGGAAGGCATCCTCCAAGACCAGCTAATGAAGGTGGATGTTACGAGGTCCGTAGGTGTCCTTGCCCATCGAATTTCAACCCATATGAGCCGAGCCTATCGGCGCAACTAACTGTTAGAATACCAACATGGCTAACGCGAAGATTGTAAACACCCCGTCTCAGGCTATTGCCCAGACTGGAACGACTCACACCCAGCGCACGATTAGCAGCACGGCTGCGAACATCATCAACTGGACGCTGAACGCCAACACCACCCATGTGTTTGTGCAGTTTACGGGTGCCAATGCCCGCGTTACGCTGGATGGTGCTACGAGCCCCACGACCTCCCTTGGGTTTCAGTATCCTGATGGTAGTACGGCCTATTGGACCCGCCAGCTTGCCCTGAATGCCAAAGCCATCCGTGATGATTCTACGGATGTGGTGTGCGAGATTCAGGAGTTCAACTTCCTTTAATGCAGTTCGACACTCCAATTCTCAGCAAGCCGTATGTAAGGCAACTGGGTGTTGTCCCGGTCCTTGCTGACCGCGAGTTTTGGAGTCCTGTGATTATGTCTAGGCAGACGCAGCTTCCGCCTGACATCATTTACACGCTGGTTACAGCCACTGGGGATCGCTTCGTAGATAATTTGTCCAATCCTTTAATCGCCGTCACCTAACATGGCCGACATTCGCATCAATTCCCTTTCCACGACAGCCGCCAGCACGGCGTCAGACGATTTCGTAGCAGTTGACGGCAGCGCCAACGGCACGCGGAAGCTCAATGCCTTCAGTCCGACGTTTGGCGGCAACCTCACCGTCAGCGGAGGGACGGCTACGGTTAGCGGGACGAGTGGTTATTTGAAGCTAACTTCCACAAGCGCGTCAAAGACTTGGGACTTGTTTGCTGATAGCGGCGGATCGTTCTA